CTTCCCAAAATTTTCTTAAGAATAGTACCTTCATCTTGAACTAAAGCAAGATCAGGTAAATCAAAGAAACGATCATCACAATTATCTAAAGCATCCAGTAAACTGTAAGCACGATCATCATAAAAATGTCCTTGTCTAATATGCATTACTGAATCCCAAATTTTAGTTTGTAAGATAAATCTATTTTTCAAATCAGTCAAAGCATTATTTCCGTCACACATACTTTCAGATGGATCGTGTAAAAAGTTCCAATAAAGTTCGTTATCTGGTTGAGTAATTGGATCTCGTCCCTTGTTCTTGGATTTAATGATTGAACCAATATTAGCCATTAACATAATACTTTCTAAAACTCTAACCTTGGGAATGAAAAGTGCCGCAATAATTGGATGAATGAAAGAATAATTATCTTTAATTTTGTAATGATCAACATGATTCATTCCTTCCAAAACAGTAACTGAACAATCTTCATAAGTGAGAGATTGAAGAACAACACGTCTATGTAATCCTTTAGTTGATTCTTCAATTCTAATAATATCATTAAGAATTGGAGCATCAGTGGCAGAATAATTTAAACCCAAAGTTTCAGGTACAATTGAAGTATGTCCGAGAACTCGCGAAATAGGAGTATTTGGCATCATATTGTATTGTGCAGTATATCCTTCAAATGGTCCTTCATCATATAAAATTTTCTTAACAAAAGCATTGACAAGATCATCTCCAATTTTTTGATGTTTTGCATATTTTTTTGCTTTTTCAATAAGTTGACGTTGAGACAAAGCTTGTTTTCCATATCGGTGAAGAATAAGTTCTTTAAACTTCAAAGCATGTTTATTCATTTGTCTAGTCTTTTGTTTAAAAGCATCAAAAATAGAATCGACCATTTTACTGTCGTTATATTTACTCTTGAGGCGGATCATAGCTTTGTAATCATCAACACCTTCCAAAATTAATTTTGTAAGTTCTTCATCAATTGCTGGATTAGAGTCGGGGATATTACTACGGTGATAAGATTTGTCAGACATAAGATAGTGTATATTCTATAGTTACATAAAAAATTTTTAAGCAATTTAAATTAAATCATTGATAATACTGTAGCATTAACAATCTTATTTTTCTTGTAAAATTATATTATATTATATTTTTAACTAATCTTATAATTAGTAAATTTTTTTAGCCATTAATTTTTTTATCAAGTTAGAATAAATCATTTAATTTTGTTATATTTATATTTATTCTATGTACTTGATATTGATGAAAATGGTTTAGCCTTTAACGTTTTCTTTTGTAACATGTTCAATGGTTTTGGTACGGGTGAAACCTTTTCTTTATTTTTTAAATTTGTTTCTAATGTTTTCAAATTCCCTACCTTAACTTTTTCTTTATTTTCCTGCGTTACTGTCTTAATTCGTGTTTGCGTTTTTACGTCCAAAGTTTTTTTATTTACAAATAATTTATCTATTTTGTATATTGAGTCAATAAGTTCATATTTTATATCATAATCTTCTTTTAATAGTTCAACAAATTTTTCAATTGTACCCCTTTTTATACTTTCATCTAATAATTTATTAACAAAAATACAATCGTTGATATTCAGATTATCCATATCCTTATTCAATTTATTCATTTTTTTAATATTTTGTTTTTTAGCAGAAGTTTTATGTAAATCCATCGAAAAAGAACTTTCGTAGATATGTTTAGGATAATAACTATTTTTTTCATAAGAATTTTCATTCAATATGTAAGACGGTTCCACGCAAGAATAAATACCATAAATTCTTTGCAAGTCCCATTGTTGATCATTGTAAATATAATTTGAAATTATGTCTCCTTGACACAACGAATTCGATACTTTTAATGCTATGTCAAATTGATCTGATGTGTTTGGATATTTGTCTATCACATAATCAATATAATTATAATGTACCATTAATGGCAACATTACTTTTTCAGCATTATAATATCGAAGAGCACTAAAAATATTTTGATAATCGTAAATCAATGCTTCAGCTGCTTCATACAAACTTGGATCAGTTTCTTTTTTACAAGTCATAACTAAATATTTCTCCATTTTTTTAGTTGTAATTACTTCTACACCATATGCATAATATAAATCTTGAGCTATTAATATTAGTCTTCTAATATCATTTTGGGAATGTTGTACAATTATGTTTACTGCTTCTCTACAAATTTTCATTTTATTATCTATGAAAATTCTGATCAATACCTCGTTAAGTTGTGCAGTATTAGGAATATTGAATTTAACTAATTTAGAAAGACTAACTACAGTATTTGCTAATTTATTATGTTTTTCATTACTTACTAGAATAATAGGACAACACATATGTTCATTATTAATTTTAAGTAAATCCAAAATAATTTTTTTCTCATTAGTGGATGTAATTATTTCTAATTCATCTACGAAAACTACAAATTTGCGTTGAGTTGGTTGAAAATTTTTATCAGTTTTTGAGTTTGATTTATTTGTTTGCTTTTGTTTGGTTTCATTATTAATAAAAGTACTGTTCATGATATTACTTGAGCCAGCTAGTTTTAATAAATATTTTTCTAATTTTTTTTGATGAATACTAATACCGTCACCTTGAGTTGATTCCTTTTTACTTACTTTATCTAAGACGTGAAGTAAATTAAGTTTATGAATTTCATAACCCAAGCTATCTAAAATTACAGACAAAGTAACTGTTTTTCCAATTCCATGTTTTCCTTTGATCAACATATTTCCATAATATTTATTTTTTTTTGCTCGGGATGTAGTTGATTTTGGTTGTTCCTGTGTATCAGTTTTATTTTGTGATATTGTTATTGTAGACTTGATTGTAGATGTAGATTCTTTATTCTCAACTTTATCAGTAATTTTTTTTAATGACTTTGAATTTTTTTTATTTGATGTCGATTGATTATTTTCAATTTCTTCATACTCATTATATTCTTCATCTGATGACACGTCATCCATTAAACTATCATCATCAATAAATGATTTATTTAATTCTGATTCAATCTGTGCATTAGATTGAGTTGTTGTACCGGATACAATATTATCTAAAATCGCATTAGTATTATTTTTAGTATTATTTTGTGTTTTATTTTTGTTTGCGTTTCTACTATTTAATTTTCCTTTAGTTGCTTTAATTTTAGATGCTTTATTTATTTTTGTTAAATTTATTTCTCTCACTTCTTTTCTTATTGCATCGAAATTATTTAACCACTCACTAACAATACTTATATGTTCCCTATGACAAATTAAATCATCCAAAGTTTTAGGTTTATACTTATCAAACCAAGGAACATCCAATAATGAATTGTTCAAATTATTTTTATTTTTCTTATTTTCTTTATTTTTAGAATTATTCATATTTTAAACTTGTATTCTTGTATGTAGTAATAGTAATAAGAAAAGAGAATAATATTAAATAACAATAAAAATATTTCATTTTTTTGTCATTATTAATCAAAAATACTTGAGTATAAATCATCTGAACTACTTGATTCGTATAAATATGTTAATTCGTCTGAGTCAAAATTCGAACTATTCGAATCTGAAGTTTCTGACGATAGCAAGTCAATTTGTTCATCTTCTGATAAAAGTTGAAGTGTTGATAACGTTTCAAATTCATTTTCTTCAAAATATTTATCATATTTGTTACAAATCTTTTGAATATTATTTTGACTATCATCACTATTATCATTATTATCATTATCATTATTATCATTATCATTACTATCATCTTCTCTAATTTTATTTCGTAAGTGAATCATTTGACAATTAGGAACTTCACAGTTTAGTAAAATTAAATTATTTTTACAAATTAAATAATTTTTATTGTAAGCTCCCTTTTTACAATTTAATCCTCCGAAGCAAGTACCTTCTTGACATTTTTTGCATAATTTTGTAAGTATTAATAATTCATCCTCAATTGCGTCATTAAGATATAAATATTTAGCAGTTATTTTGAATTCAGATTTTTTTACAGAATTTATTAAATCATAAACTTTATTACGCAACTCTGTTAATTGTTGCTCCTTTATTCCGTGAGCATAATTACAATCCTTATTAAAATCACAACGACCATGTTGTAAAAAATTTTTACACAATATCATCTTTGTATTTTTATTATTATTATTGGTCATAATTGACTATACACTAATTATAATTATGTATACACGTATGTTAACGCAATATTTTAATATAATACTTTAATGAATCATAATAAATATTCAAACAATAAGATATATGACTGATTTAGAGAAAAATATAAAAGATTATTTTATCAAACAAGAAGAAAATATTAAAAAAATATTTAATTCTGATCTTATTGCTAAAATACATTATAATAATTTGCTGGAACAACCTGACATTATTGAATTGTATGATAAGGATAATAATATTATAATTAAAGCAAGATATCAAGAAATGGGTACTTTTGATACAAGTCAAAATATATGGGTATGGTCTTGGGATAAAATACCTATGAATAAATCGTTGACATTACATTCTAAATTGGTTAAAATTAAATCGAAGAGATTATTAGATAAGGTGATTAATTGTGAAAATCAAGAAAGTTGTAAAACTTTAGAAACTTATTACTACGCTGCCAAAAAGGGTAATTTTTATTTTAACGATGATATCATGAAAATAATAAAATATTCATTGTTTGTCACTAAAGCAACATGGTATTTAATTATAGATCATAATTTAGATAATAACGTTGGTAAAAACAAATTACACTACTTGTTTATAACTTCAATATTGAATTATTAAATCAACTAATATGTATATACTTCTAGTAGTTAATAATGAATGATTTTAATACTTTAAAAATAAACAATCATTTCTTCAAGTACGAATCTTTTTGGAATAAAAAAGATGAACAAAATACTGATTATAATAACAATCTGTTTCCGACAGTCGAGAACCGAATCAATTTAAACTGGTACATGAAAGATTTATTTATCGAAAAACTTAAAAAAGTTGAAGCATATCTATTAAAAAAAAATAAATTAATTAAATACAATGTTAGTGAGCAAAAAAAATGCTTGATTTGTGGAAAACTTGTCGCTACTGGTATATTTTCAGTTAACAATATACGCTGGGAAAATTCGTTACTACATTACATCATATTACATCATGTTAAACCAAGTGACCCTTTCATAGATTTAATTTTTAGACTTGATAACAATCCTTATATAGTCGGTTCTATCAAATCAAAAAAACTAAAAGGAGTTACAATAGTAAAACATAATAAAATGTATCTTAAATTACATAAAAATCAAATCTTTATAATGGATGCATTAATGGAACATGGTAGTTCTCAAATTTACGAGCACAAAAATAAGGCACTAAAATTTTCAGAACATGCTGGATTGTTAGATTTTAATATTAATGGATTGGAGAAAGTTTTAGTTTATGCAAATACTAATATTATAAGTAAAGGTGATGATGAAATTTTCTTTCCAAACACTTTAAATGATGCTTACGACTATGAATATATTTTTCACACACATCCCGCGACTCATTCATATGGAGGAAGAGCAAAGTTCGGTGTATTATATGAGTTGCCAAGTATTAATGATATATTTCATTTCATGGATCATTATAACGAAGGAAAAACACAAGGATCCATTGTGATAGCACCAGAGGGTATGTACATTATTAGAAAACATTTGCAAGATAACAAAAAAATTAATATTAACGAAAATGATTTTTTTAATAAAATTAAAAATGTGTTAGTTTCAGTACAACAAAAGGCAATAACCAAATATGGTGATGACTTTACTAAAGAATATTTTTTTGAAAAGATAATTAATGATTTTACTTATGTTAATAGTATTAATAAAGTTTTACATCATTATCAATTGCATTTAGATTATTTTCCCAGAATTAAAGCCGGAGATAATTGGATCATAGATACGATTTATATACCGGTTTATACTATTGAACCAGAATCTGACGCATCATTATCTTTATAATTTTAGATTTATGTGCCAAGATCAATAATTTTCTATTTGATAAATATATAAGCCTAAATATGTCCGGTTTTGCTGCAGTTTTTGTGATTATTATAATTTTATTAATAGTTTCAAGTTGTTATGCTTGGTACAATAATAATTATAAATATAATTATCAATATGACAATTATCCTTACAACAGATATCAGGATTATTCTTATGAAAATTTTGATGAAACCAGTCCAGTTACAGTTGGAACTTTAGCAAAATTACCTCAAGAAGAAAATCCCAGTTTTTCTGATACTGTAATTTCCAAAATTCCAGACGTCATTATGCCAGCTTTGAAGGTACAAAATAA